GCAGAAATTTGTGGTGGTGCTAATTCTTTGCCTTGCGCTCTAACCCATGCATCTCCGTTTTTGCTTTCGAAGATTTCATATGGCATTAGATCGAGGTCTTTCTGGACTTCTTTTTCGTTAAACTTTCTTCCAATCAAACGCTTGGCAGCATAAACTGTATTTTTAGGATTTGTAACTGCTTGGCGTTTTGCTGATGCTCCCACTAACACTTCATCTGGTGTGTAGGCAACGATACTAGGTGTAGTTCTAGCACCTTCTGAATTTTCAATAACTTTGGAAGTTCCGTTTTCGACGATAGCCACGCATGAATTGGTGGTGCCGAGGTCAATACCGATGATCTTAGACATTGTCTATCTCCTTATAAAGTAAGATCTATTTGGGCCCTATGCCCTGTAGCAATACCCTAAAGGTGCATTACTACAAAAATATTTATCTCTGATTGGCCAGAGGTGCGAACAATTTTCCGTCTAATGCAGAACTAGCTGTTCTTAGGGATTTAAACACGTTTTGAACACCCACTGCTTGATTCCAAGCATCTTCTAGGGCATGATGTTTTAAAACCGGAGGACGATTAGGGTTAATTCCTAGATCAAATAAAGTTCTAGTATCGCGAACTTCCCAAAATTGCCAAGGAACTGCTTTGCCAATTTTACGGAATAGGTGTTCACAAATAATAACATCAAATCCAGCACCGTGGCTCCAAACACGTTTGGCTCCCCAGCAAAATTTATATAATTGATTCATAGCATCAGTGATGTCGATCCTACCATTAGGATCAAACGCTTCGTCTTGTGCAGCCTTGCTTTGGTTACTCCACCAATCTAATGTAGCTTGGCTAACTGTGCAACCGATTTTATCGCAACTGTCTACATCAACACGAACATAGAATTTCTCCATCGAGGGCTCTTCTACGTCAGAACCAAAAGGATCAAACTTAACTGCTCCTATGGTAAGAATTGTTGCGGAAGGGAGAACATCAAGTGTCTCCAAATCGATCATAATATCTGTATTCGTAGTCATAGTATTATTATACTTTCTTTTGTTATAGTAGTCAAGCATTATTTTACAAATACATCATTAATTTGTCTACTAACACGAATAAATGTAGTGCATTTAGACAATTGTTTAAGTGTTGGTGCGCCTACATAGGTGCAAGATGAACGAAGTCCTCCGAGAATATCTAATACTGTATCTCGAACTTGACCTTTATATTTTATATTAACCGTTCTGCCTTCGCTGCTACGATATTCTGCTACACCACCATGATGTTTGTTCATAGCAGTATCAGAACTCATTCCATAAAATGTAATCATTCCATCTTTGACTTGCCCGCCACCTTCGTCGTGCCCGGCTAGCATACCGCCTAGCATCACGAAGTCTGCCCCAGCACCAAACGCTTTAGCCACATCACCGGGGCAAGTGCAGCCGCCATCAGCCACGATATGACCACCAAGGCCATGAGCAGCATCAGCGCACTCGATGATAGCAGAAAGTTGAGGATACCCAACCCCAGTCTGTATACGAGTCGTGCAAACACTGCCAGGGCCGATCCCAACTTTAACAATATCTGCGCCACGTAAAATTAACTCCTGTGTCATGTCCGCAGTAACAACGTTACCGGCAATAATCGTGCAATGAGGAAGAGCTGTGCGGACTTTGGCCACATACTCTCCGAACCTTTCTTGATATCCGTTAGCAACATCAATACAGATAAAATGTATTTCGGGATATGCATTAATGATCCTTCTTAATTTTAGAAAGTCACTATCACTAGTCCCTGTGCTGACAGCAAGGTAGTTACCTCCAATTTTTCCTAAAGTGTCTTGGATGTCCTCTTCGTCATAAGATTTAACTAGGCAGGTAAACATTTGATGTTCATGCAATGCTTCTGCCATAGTCAACGTGCCAACGCCATCCATGTTAGATGCCATGATGGGAACTCCAGTCCATTCCCAACCACTGTGTTTAAATTTGTATGTTCTTTTAAGATCTACTTCTTTGCGACTCGAAAGAGTAGAACGCTTAGGACGGATCAGCACATCACGGAAGTCTAGTTTGACTTCATCTTCGATACGCATTTGAAACCTTTCTTAGAATAGTTTTGGTGGTAGCTGTTGCTCACGCAATTTCTTTTTCCAACGAGCCTTGGCTGCACCTTTTTTACGTTTGCGTTCGGTAGTTGGCTTTTCGTAGAATTCTTTCTTTCTTAAAGTATCTAGAACTCCAGAATCTTCTACTTTCTTTTTAAATCTTCTTAGAGCTTGATTAATGTTCTCATGCTCTTTTACTGTAACTCCAGTTCCTTTGTGTTGGTTATAATTTTTCATGTTCGTTTTGAGATTTTCTCCAGTAAGTTTAAAATATCATCACTATTATATATTACACGATCATTGGCCTGATGTAAATCTCTGAGTCTACCAAAATAATAGGATTGTGGTTGTGCCGCGGTCCAACCTAAAATAACGTCTAACCCCGGATCCGAGGGGCCGTCGGCATTAAAAATTATGAGATTAGATTTTGTGGTTTTATCTAATAACCAATCAACCTTATCTCCCATCTTCCAAACGTAATTAATGATATTGTGTGGTAAGTCGGTTTGCATTAGTGCGTTAGATACGATAGAACTTTGTTCTTCGTTTAGATCGACATGCAATATTCTGATACCCTGTAGTAAGATATCGTCTGGAGGGGTTACTACTAGAATTCTGTCAGTCATTTTTTAGCGTCCTGCACTCTCTGCCAAATTGTTTTTTCGCTTTGTTCGGCATTTTGCACATATCCGCTCTTTTTCTTTTCTAGTTGTTCTTGTGCCCATTTAGCAGCTTCTTCGGCTGCTTCGTCGTCTGAGAAATCTGGTTGAGCTTTTAGATATTTCATCCAGGGTAGCTCTTCGATCATTCCTCTTTCTAATAGTTTACGTTGGTGTTTTAAACTACTATCTGGATGCTCTGCCTTCCACTTTGACATAGCTTCTTTTTCAGAATGCGATGCCTGAGCAATGATTTCGTGATCCTCTTCTTCTTGCACGGCCTTTTCGGCTTCAGCAATCATTTCGTTCCATTCTTCTAGAGGTTTTTTCTCGTCAAATTTTGGTTCAAGATCTACATTATTGATTACTTCTAGATTAGGTGTATGAGGAACGATACCGTCTGATGTTTCATCGTCGGCATCCTCTACACGATAATCTTGGATGTTGGCATATTTGGGATACATCCATCCCACTGGATGAGGATCATTTGAGGTTACTGGTTTGCCTTCTGGATACAGATCTTCGTCATCGGCTAGGAATTTAAATCCATCGTCGTGTTCCGGCTCTTCTTTCTTTTCAATCGGTTTAGATTCATCTTCTTCATTTTGAGCACGGAACCAAGCAAAACTATATTGACTTGCTAATAATAGAATAACTGCAAGAGGATCGAATACCAAAACGATAACAATAATAACCCAGCGAACAGCACGTTCTAATAGATCACCATCTGGATTGTCACCGTAGATTAGTGCGGCAATATATTTGATTGGACCAACTTCTGCTTCTACTTTGCGAAGTTCAGCAGCTATAGGAGCACGTTCTTCATTTAGTTTAGCAATACGAGCCTGAGCATCACCAATTTCTTTTTGTAAGCGTCCTCGCTCTGCCTGTTGCTGTCTACGTATTTGAACAGCACGTTCTGCACCTTTTTCGTCATCACTGCGACTAAGTCTAGCATCTACTTGTGCATCCATCTGCTTTAACGCAGTTCTAGCAGTTTCGATATTGTCTTTTTCTGTTTTAATCTTTTCGTCTAGTAACGACACCTTGGCCGCAACATCACCTGTAGGAATCGCTTGATCCAGATGTGCTTTCGAAAGGTAACCAAAAATACCCATCGATGTTAATAACATCAACGACATTATGGCTAACAACAAATATGTCTTAAGGAACCGAGGAGCTCTTAACCAATTCTGTTTTAACCAAACAGTGGCTGACAATTTGCCTATTTCCAAAACAACACCCATAATCATAATAGGTATTGCCGCGGCAGCAAAAATAGCCATTAGGCCAGCTACGCTATAATAAATGGCGACAGCGGATATTGATAATCCGCTTACCAGTGCCAAATAGGCTATAAGTTTATCACTATTTTGTATTCTCATGAAAAATTATTTACCTACCCATGTCCATCGATTATCTACATCGTTAAAACAGGCAGTAGCCGACATTGTTTTTTCTACCCCGTATGCAATGGCCTGTATGTGCATTCTACGACAATACCCAGCACCACTTGGCCATGTCATTGCTGGAACAATAACACCACTGGCATCTTTTTTATACCACCGAACTGGTTCTCCATTATTAGCATAAAAAACTGCATGAGCTAATGCTTGGTTATAAGAAACCTTTTGTTCGTCATCTAATGTCTTAAACCACCCAAAACTAATATCAGTAAGGCGGTTCATAAAACCTCCATTACGATATTCAAAGAATCTAGGTTCTTCTATGTCGTTGGCAAATACGGGACTACTGACCGTAAGTATCAACAATTTCCCAGCTACCATCAGGCAACTGGCAACTGATCGCACGGTATTGAACATCCTGACCACCCTTCTTCATCCAACTAGTAAAATAACCACAATTTTTTGATAAACCAACACGAGCGACAGTTAGCCTTTTAACTTGGTCATCTGTGCATTCTACTTGAGTTCTACTATTGACACGTTCACCATTTTCAGTTTGAATGGTTTGACTGGTGTAACAGTATTGAGGTTGTTGTGCCTGCACTCTAGGAGCAGAACTACACCCTGTCAAGTAGATGACAACTATTAGACCTAGAACGATTAGCCACATCAGTTCTTTGACTTTGTAGCCGTCCATTATTGTGCTTTCTGTGCTTTAGCTTCAGCGATCAACTGTTCGAAAGTCTCTTTCTTCATTTCAAGACGAACATAAGTGTAATGACGTCCGTTCATAGTGAAGTGACCTTTTTCAGTCTTGACGTGTTTACGGATAGCTGTGTTGTCTACTTTGTAAGAAATCAAAGTTCGAGTAGTTTTCTTATCGTCTTTGATATCAATTATAGTTTCGCTGTTAACTGTGCCATTGATGCGTTTAGCAAAGTTATTCATAGCGATTGCGTCCATTTGCTCTTCAGCGGCCTGTGCATAAGCTGACTCACCTGCACCACAAGCATAGACCATATCTTCTTTCCACCAGAACCAACCCTTGACGCCTTCTTGAGCACAATCTTGATACCAAGACGGCTGAGCATAAGTCTTGCGATCTGGAATATCTTTCATTGACGAACAACCAGTAATGGCTGCTGCCAAAATGCCTACTGCGATTGCCTTTTTCATAAACTGCCTTTCTGTGTGTGAATTACGACATTGTTAGTATAGCATCACCGCCAACCAAAGTCAACTACAATAATCACCAAAATAGATTAAAAGAAAACATAGTTAATCACTATGCGCTTTGAACTATTGATTGGACAGGAACTAGCGTGGATTGTATTGGACGGAAATAATACAGCCGTTCCTTTTTTTGGATAAACAGTTTTAATAATATTACCGTGTTCGTCAAAAAATCTTGTAGGACCATCGCTATCGTTAACATAATAGATCATTGATTTTGATTCAGCTTCTTCTCGATCAGTATGTAATGGATGACATTGAATTTCATCCTCGAACATAGGAAATAACAAGTTGGCTTTCACTCTACTAAAATGTTTTGGAAATATTCCTGTTCTTTGTTCTAGAAAAAACGAAACGCAAAGAGCAAGAGCTGTAATTGCAGATTTTGGTAGATTATCAACAACTAGTGTATGATACATTTGATGAGTGTCTAAAATTTTAACTCCATTAGACACATAAGTTTCCCCGTATCCTCCGCAACTAGGAGATAAGTTCCAAACACAATCATCGTCGGAAAAAACTTGCTCCAATTTATCTGCAAGAGATTTTGGAGCAAGATCTTCAATAACGTCTATCATTTAAAGAAAATTAGTGCCATCATTGTTGCTTGAATAATAAAGCCAACTCCGATAGTAACAATATTGAGCATATCTTTTTGGATAGCTGCTTTGATAAACAATAGTGTAAGGCCTGTCCAAACTAGTAGAACTAGGTCTACGCCTGGCAGTCTGTCTGTGAGTCCAGCCATTACTGCTAGTAGGCTTGGAACGGTAGAAGCGTGTAATACAATCGCTGCCAACCAACCAAATGTTTCAGAAGAGATTACAGAAATTTTGGTTTGAACGAACTCTTTGAGTTTGTTGATGTTGTCGATCATATTTTGGTTTCCTTTCCTTTATAAAAAATGTGTTGACCTATTTGCCCAATCTTTTCCAACGGCCATCTTGGGTTGACATAGGTGGCATGATAATACAGAGCATCTTTGAGAACAGATAATCTAAATCCTTCCAAAAGAACTTTTTTTGCGACTTCGTAGCTTTCATTGTAAGCCTCCTTGTTTACTGGTCTTGTCTTTGCAGAATGGTCGCAAGCCCATGAGAATTGACATACAACCTTTTCCATAATGACATTTTTTTGGTATACGACACCACAGACATCTTTACCAAACTTACCAGCTTGAACTCGATTTAGGGTGACTTGAGCGACAGCTACCTTTCCTTCAAAAGGCTCATAGCCTGCTTCGCGATAGATGTTTAATGCTAAACAATCTAATTGTTGCTCTCGAGTTTTAATCGAAACAACATCCTGGCTGTAATAGCCGTTCTTTTCTTTCAATGTAGCAAATTTGGTTGTGGTTAGATATTGAACCAAAAAGGCTACTGCTAAAAATCCTAAAAAATAGGATACAAAACGAATTGACTTTTCCATAAGTCCTCCTTTCACTTGGTGTTGTATTGCTACAACATTACATTAGGGGAGTAACTTCACGAGGCTCTTGAAAGAACCCTGGGTTCGTGTAGTTGTCTCCATTGGACGCATGATCTCATAACTCATGTGCCTTTGGCGAACTTGACCGCCCGAATCTCACGGGTTTCTCATAGGCCAAGACTCGCGGATCCTTTTCTGCTTTTGACATACTTTGGACCTACTATCTTAGTTTCTTTGCGAAACGTAAATTTATATAGCTCATCTTTCATATTATAGCACGAAAACCGATGATTATCGACGCATTTTGGCAATTTCAACTGCTTCTTCGTCCGAAAAGATAGGAACGGCATTGCTCTTGTGCATGGTGCCAATACCTTTAATCAAGGTGCCCGTATAAACTTTGTCTGGTGCTTTGAGACAAGGAGCCATATTAGTAGGATCCAAACTAGGAATGTGAGGAGTTTCTCTACGAAATGGTTCTGATTTTGGCACATAAGTCCCAGACGACAATGCACGTTTGCGTCTTTTTTCTTCTTGCTCAATACCATGACGTTTGAGCAGGTCTTTCCAACTTTCGTCCAATTGTCTAGCCTTTCTTGCCTGATCGGCATTGCGAAACTTTTGTTTGCCTTTTTTCTTGCCTGTAGTTGACAACCACGGACCTTCCAAATGCATACTCAAAGTATTCTCCTAAAAATTTACTGTAAGGATAGTATAACTTCTTTGTCAGCGTTTGTCAACACCAAAATAAGGATCATTTTTGAGCCAATCGTAGTAAATTTGGAATCCTTCATCTACATCTACTTTTGGATCAAATCCAAAGTCATTTCGGGCTCGGGTAATATCTAATGCTCCGCGACTAGGAAAATCTGCATCTTTATCTCGAACTTCGATGCTGCCACGACCTGCCAATTTTACTGCAAGTTCGGCGGCACTTAGAAGTGTTTTACTATGACTTTTGGTGATATTGTATGTGCCGTTGGCTGCTTTGTCTGAAAGAGTGGCAGCAACAAATCCATTGGCGGCATCATCTACATAGGTAAAATCTAGAGTTTCGTTAGGACCGTTTACCTTAAGTGTTTCTCCTCGCATGGCAGTGAGCAAGAACTTTGAGATGACACGATCTTCTACATCAAGTGGGCCATACACGGCACTTGGTCTTAGGATAGTATGTTCGATACCATGCTTACGAGTGTAGTCTTTGACTAGCCATTCGCCTGCTAGTTTAAGAATACCGTATTGTCCTTGAGGACGACAAATAGCATCTTCTGTGACGAAATCTTGAAAGTCGCCATACACCATACTAGAGCTGGCATAGGTAAATCTACGAACACCGTGCTGGACAGCCTTTTCAAGTAAGGCCAATAGTCCAGTGCTCATAACTGTGCTGCCCCAACAGGGATTGGCATTAACAACTTTCTGCCGAGGAAATGAAGCAAGATGTATGATTGCTTCGATGTTGTGTTTGGGCAGCAACCAATCAAACATGCTCACTTGCAGGATGTCCATTTCGTGTATTTCAGAATGCTTGATAAACTTCCTGCGTTCTTGAATTAGATGATTGATTTCTTCTTGAGGAATAATACCATAGTTGGTCATGTTATCATAGACAACCACAGTATGCCCTTGTTCTTCTAATTTTCTAACGACATTATGGCCGATAAGTCCTAGGCCACCTGTTACTAAAATGTTCAACGTGTTTTCTCCGCTAGTTCTTTATAGCCTGCCCAGCTAGGATGAATAGCATCTTTTTGTAGTCGATCCGTTTTGATAACGATATCACCGCGACTGCGAGCAATAATTTCTACAACGTCATTTACATGAGGCTTACAGAATTTGTCATTGCAGGGAGGAAGAATCCAATATACACGAGATGCCGTTACACGAGATCTCATTGCACTCAATTCTTTAAAAGTATGGACTCCGCTATGATCGTTAGTGCCCAAACTAATAATAACTGTTCCGGCCAATAATTCTTTATCGGAAAATTTTTTATTCCATCCGTTAGTATTGATTCCGCCAACACTATAACTCACGCATTCTTTGCGAACGTTAGCTGTTCCAACTGCGATACTATCACCTAAAATTAAACATTCTAACATAAGATACCTTTCTCTAATTGTAACATACTTAACACAGAAGTCAAGAAAAAGCCCACCGAAGTGGGCCTTTGTTTGGAGTAACTGTATGTATTATCGATTCATGATATACATAGTAACTTCAAAACCGTAACGCATTTCAACTGCTTCTGGTTTGGTCCACATAGTGTTTCTCCTTGTTAACAAATAAAATATCATACCGTTGCATTAGTATGTATCTGTATTATATGACAAAAACACCATGAAAACCATACTGATAATCATTAAATGATCATAGTGTATTTTATGATCACCAATAACGAGAATGATCAACGGTATTCCAATATGCTTTATTATTTCTATTATAGAAGTTTTTCAATAAAAACCATGCCATACCAAAATAACCCATTTTTTTAAATCTCCTATTATCTTGTCCAAAATAATGATTCACTATTTTAAACTTTTCTGGAGAATATTTTTTTGAAAGGAAAAAGTCCTCGCTGGCTACATAATGTTCTTCGAATCCGCCATATTCCCTAAACTTGTCTGTTCGAGTCAACATAAAGGCCCCGACTGCGAACGGAGACCAATGTTTCAATATATTATTGATAAAATTAAAAATTGAGAATCCGATCTGTGCTCGAATATCACGGACATAGCATTTTGCATTTACAGACACTAAGTCTAAGTTATTTGAATGAATAGTTTCAACGCAGTCTTTTATTGTATAAGGAGAAAAAAATCTAACATCGCTATCTACAAATAAAATATAAGGGGTATTGACTAATCTGGCTCCGTTGTTTCTTGCAACAGCGACAGGTCCACCATCTATGATTTCAATATTTAATCTATCAAAGTATTTTGCTATTACATCTCTTGTTTTATCTGTGGATGCATCTGCGATATAGATTTTAGTATCTCCAACATTTTGCCATAGCAAGTGTTCTAAAAGACTAAAAATATAATTTTCTTCGTTTTTGCAAGGTATTACAATAGTAATCAAATCACTTAATTTATTTTCTGACATCTTCCCTCTACCTTAAAACTTTCAAACTTTAACCAATAAGACATTGTTGATAAAACCTGTTCACAGTGTTGCTGTGTTTGAAACTGTAGAGTTATCCTTCCTGGCACGTCTTGAGGATTGTTTATGTGAACTGCTATTAATATCATTAACCACATCATCCCGCTCCTTGGTCCAAGTTATGATTTCCCAATGACCGTCATGATGTTCTACCAGAGCCGTCATTGATTCTACCCAATCGCCGTCATTCATGTAAATCATACCGTCTATCTCTTTGATCTCTGCATGATGTATATGTCCGCAGATGACACCATCAAACCCACGCTTTCGACAGTAGGCTACTAGATTCTTTTCAAACTGGAATATAAAATCTACGGCTTTCTTAACACGACTCTTGAGATATTTAGATAAACTCCAATAGCCAAAACCCATACGATGTCGAATCCAATTAAACTTGTTGTTTAACATTAGAACAAAATCGTAGGCTTTGTCTCCTAAGAAACTCAACCAAGGTGCTAGTCTAGTAATACCATCGAATAGATCTCCGTGAACCACAAGGTAGTGTTTAGTGTCTACACCGATATGTTCTATTTGATTAACAACTTCTATGTTACCAAAACCGATACCATAAGGCATCAATGGTCTTAAGAATTCGTCATGATTACCTGCTATATATACGACTCGAGTGCCGCGTTTGGCGTGTCCCATGATTCTTCTAACGACATTCGTGTGGCTTTGTTTCCATCGCCATTTATTTTGTTGTATGCGCCATGCATCGATAATGTCGCCAACTAGATAAAGTGTTTCGCAAGTATTGTGCTTTAAAAAGTTGTTTAGTTGTTCTGCTTTACAATCTCGGGTTCCCAAATGTATATCTGAGATAAAAATAGAGCGGTAAGTTTTTAGCATAGTGCTAATATTTACCGCTCTTTACTGTGTGTAATATTACAGATCAGTTACAAGTAATTAAATCTGAACCACGGTCCATCGGTGTGTAAAATGCTTACCTTCGGCCTTGCGTTTCAAGATTTTCTGGAACTCAATTTGTTTGAGTTCGGCCATCTTCTTGGCGTCGTGGTCGAAGCAAGCCTTATACAGTTCCGCTATGAGCTTTTTCTGTTTCATAGTCTTGCCCCTCCTTGACTAATATTTATTAACTGTTTAACACCTTTGCCACACTAGTGATAACTGCCGCTATACGTCCAATATCACGTAATTGTTCTACGGTGTAACCTGCCTTCTTTAAAGTATCATAATGTGCTGCCACACAGAAATGGCATTTGCCTACGATACTGGCCGATAAAGCATAAGCTTCAAAACGGTCCTGTGTCGTGCCCCCGTGTGTGCTGATAGCATTCATACGTAGCTGAGGTGGCAATCCCTTAAGTGCTGGATCGTCTACCATTTCTACATACGGATACCAAACATTGTTCATACCCATTAGACTTGCGGCTGTTAAGGCAGCATCTCTCTCTATAGTATTTTCCATACCGCTTTGAATAAAGCTAACCAATTTTCCGTTGCCTGTAGCCATTGCTGCTGCCACGGCACAACCTTCTGCTACTTCCTGCGGTAGGGTTGAACGCTTCACGACTGAATCGAGATTCAGTTTAGTGTCTTTAGCATACTCAGGTAATGCTTCTTTAATTGTATCTACCCATGCTGTCATGTTTGTCTCCTTAGGCAATTACGAGACCCGTAATAAACAAAAATGCCACAAACCAAAAGATAAACTTTCCCATAGCACGATCATGCTGTTTACGGTCTTCTTCAGTAATAGGAGTTGCCTTATACTTTCCCTTGTTGTGTTTGATTAAGTTTTGTATCAATACTGGTTTCATTTTTTACTCCTTGTGTATTTTTCTAACCATTCAAGGTCAAGTTTGAGTTCTTGACCTATCCAACGAGCACCTTCTGTATGGTCACGCAGGTCGTCTCCTGTGTCTTCATGAATAAGAATGCTAATATTCTTATCTTTAAGTAACGAAACAACCTCTTTATAATTTTTACTATTAAAGTTAACTTGATACATTGGCAGAGGATGGGGGCCAATGGGCTCATCCCAAACCCTGCCTAACGAACAGTCTAACTTAGAAAGCATGTCTCTAAGCACAAGAGCAATCAAACGCTGTTCTTGTGTTTTCCAGTAGACGTGTGCGTGATAATACATTACAGTGTTTCGCCGCCGACTGTGCGGTTACATGCACAAAGTTCGCCAGTTTGTAGCGCATCAAGAATACGTAGAGTTTCTTCTGGGCTACGACCAACGTTCAAGTTGTTGACAGTAACGTGTTGGATAACGTTGTCCGGGTCAACGATGAATGTGGCGCGAAGTGCAGCACCGGCTGGAGCATAGAATACACCTAGTTGCTCAATAAGACTTAGTTCACCACGCTGTGTGTCAGCGAATTGAATATGCTTGATCTTCTTTAGATCCTCGTGTGCAGCTTGCCATGCAAGTTTGCAGAACTCGTTGTCTGTTGAACCAGTCAACAATACAGCATCACGGTCAGCAAAGTCTTGGAATAGTTTATCATATGCAACGATTTCAGTTGGACATACGAATGTAAAGTCCTTTGGATAGTAAACGATTACTTTCCACTTGCCAGCAAATGATTCGTCTGTAATTGTGAAAAAATCATCCTTACCTGGATTAACTCCTGTTACGGCAAATTTTTCTAGTTTATTACCAACTGTTTTCATTTCAATCTCCTTGTGTGTGTTTGAAAACTTTTAAGAACTTCTGTTCTATGTGTGTATTATATATCCTATTAAAACGTAAAATCAATAGGTTTTTCCTAAATATTTTTTAATAACGCTAATAGAAAAAATCAATAACGTTTTGGAAAATAAAAAGGCCCCTTAGGGGCCTTTGGTGGAATCTAATTGGATTAGAAACTTCTTACGTAGCCAATGCGCCAAGCGTTATAGTCGCTGTCACCTCGTTGACGGTCGTAACCTACATAGACATTGTCTACTTTGGTTAGATCGTAACCTAGTTTAGCCCGCCATGTTCTGGTCTGGTCACCGTTAGCATCGTTGAATGCATCACGATATCTCCAACCTAGGCTAACACCAACTGGACCTTGTTTGACCGCTACACCCGGTTCGATTGAGTAGTATGAAAAGTCTGTGGTATTAGTGAACTTCTCGCCGACTGCACCACGAACATATGCTGATACAGGACCAGAAATAGTAGCAGAACCAGTTACACCTGTTTCTAAACGAGTTGACAAGGTGTTAGTTCCATCGACTTGTTTATTTTGGAATTTAGCATCTAACTTGATGCCAGGTGCTACATTGCCTGCTACAGTTAAACTGTAACCATTGGCATTGTCGCCACCATTTACTCCGTTATAGTCCTTATACTCTAGACCCATTTCTGCGGCTGAGGCTACCGAAGCGGCCAAAACCAATACTGTTGCTAATGCAATTTTCTTCATCTTTAATTTCCTTATGTGAGATCGTGTGTCTTACTGTCTGTATTAATTTGATAACATCACGACAAATGATTAGTGAAATCACTGATCATTAGCAAGTATATAGTCTTTGTTGTGCGAGTGCAATAAAAAAGGCTACCGAAGTAGCCTTTACTATTTTGGGTTATAAGGTATAGCTACCCCAGACTTGCAGTTTCTTAGGCTGCTAGTGCAACACGACCGCCTACAGTGTTACCTGTGAAGCTTAGTGCTGCGAAGTCAAATGAATCGTCGTTTGCGATTACTTTTTTTGCGTCTACGGCCGGGAAACCCCAACCCTACGGTTTCTGCCTTACCGTGCTGTCCACTTCTCTACTCTTTGCCCTGTCGAAACCAGAATTCACCCCCACCTAAATATACCTTATACACTTAGGTGGAGGTGGTGGGCCTCGAACCCACGTCCAGAACACTTTTCCTTCCGCTTCATACAGCAATAACTTACATTATATATTTATTCTTCTTCTAAGTCAAGTTCATCTTCTTCCCAAATTGTGCCTTTCTGATCATATTTCTGATAATAGGCTTCGTTTGGTTTGAGTATGCGCCAACTGTTTGGATACTTCAATGCTGCCAAAGTGGCTTCTTCTTTTTTCAGCAGATCGCAAATAATGTAACTGCTGCCACACGAACCTTCTACATTCTTGAATGGCGAATGCTTAAACTCGTTTCCCGCCAAGGCCTTGTGCATGGTGGATCCCCAACCAAATATAATTCGGGTGATACCAAGCTTCTGGTTCCGTAACCGGATCTTATCAAATATAGTGAGAGTAGAAATAGTAGCAGAGTTGTCGCCGTCGATAGTCAGCAAACAGTCTTTGATCTTGATGCTACCTTTGGTGTGCGAGTTGTCTGGTGTTTCCTTGGTAGTCCAAGGTATCTCGCAGGTAACGTGATGAACGTAAAATGATTCCCCATGTGTTTTTAGGACCCACATAGGTATTGATTGGTCCTCTAAGTGTTTTTTGTTAAAATGGAACACTACATCCTTACAAGCATATTCAATCTATTGCATTTTATTTTCCTTTAAAAATGATAGTTTTTTTGTGTCAGGAAACTATCAAACCCCGTGAGCGCAGCCCATCCTGTTTTCGCGTCAGCGGAGCCGGAATATGGTTACAGGTCCGGCAAACTTATTTACACTATACAATCTTTATGCGAATATTTCAAGAGCAGTTCCACACTCTTGGCAAAACTTGCTAGTAGCTTTATTCTGCTTGCCGCAGGTCACGCACTTTGGTTTATGCTTGACTGTGATTGGTTCAGGCATAGTGCCACCAAACAGTTTGAACACCATGCTATGTTTAGTAGATTCCAAAAGACCAACATGAGTAGTTTGGAAACTCTGTGTGCTCTTCGAACCAGGAACAGTGATACCTACATCGTTGGTAGCGGCATAGTTGACCGCAGAGCAAGTTACTGATCCAGCTGGTGCTGCCCAATCTGCTGTAGAGTTTCGTAGTATTCCGCCTTGTGGATAAATGGTAGATCCGCTGGCTGAGATCCAGGGTGTATTGTAGATCGGACGAGGTTGTTCAAATTGGAATTCAATACGAACTAATCCATCTTCTAGTTTAATGCCACGGTGTTTTTCTACTGCACCTGTGCGTTCGATGAACTTAAACCTGTTGCCTTCTGTGAGATTACCGTTCTTTACAGAACGTTCTAGATCAATTTCTTGTCCGGCGTTGAGAACGATTCCTCCCGGAACCATATCATCACCGTCAATGAATACATTGACTACTGCTCGTTGTGTGTTGAGATTTTTTAGTAAGATTGTATATTCACTGCCGAATGGTATGTGAACTGTGTCCTTGAACTCTCTTAGGACTTTGCCGTTGACTTTGATTGCCGCGGCGAGCTTTGATTGATACATCATGTTTTCTCCTTTTACGGTCTACACTCTAAAGACCTATCATTTAAAGAGTGTTGGGTGTGGGACCTTCCCACGCATCTATTTATAGATACTGTTCTATAAACGGATCTTCGTTTGGGAAATAATGCACATCATACATTATTCCGCCAACATTATATTCAGCACACCAGCTATGTTGATTGTTAGTCTCTCTAACCGGTTCTGTCATTTGCAGCATTAACCAAACTTGATCGTGTTCAGCGCCTTCTAGCCTGCGTCTAGGAGGTCCCATGATCTTAAGAACAAATGCTTCTGCTTCTTCTTTGGTTTCAAACTGCATGTAAATCCTTTGGTGCGCTCGACGGGAATCGAACCCGCCAACCAGAGATTTAGAGTCTCCTAACCGACCGCCAGTAACCGAGCGCATTAAACGTATTTAAACATCTTTTTTTGTAGCTGTCAATAGTTTAGAATGCAAAATCATGTTTTCAGTTATTAATTTGGTAATCACAGCCAATAGTATTAGACGATCACCGTCACCGATTACTTCTTTGTCAAATTGTTCTAATATACTGGTTCCGATCATTTTCATTGCTTGCTCTTGTCCTTCTTTGAACACACCCCAATCGATAGGGTCGCCCTCTTCGTGGGCGAATGCAATGTCCATTAACTCGTCTAGGGTTATTTTAGCCATCCGATTTTTTTACCTTCTGTTTTTCTACGATCATGTTCTTCAACGCTGTTAGGATAACGGCAAGCCCAAACAGCCACAAGGGCCATAAAGATAGCAGTTGAGATAATTCCAATTGGTTTAACTCCTCCAGTATACATTAACACAAGACTTAGACTCATCATAAAAAACATCAGATAGCGCATCTTTTGTGGGAACACACGCTTTTCATTCCAGTTGGTTAGGAATGGTCCGAAGATCTTATGATTGTAAATCCAGCGATGCATACGTTCTGAGCCTTTCGAGAAACAGTATGCAGCAAACACCACAAACGGGCTGTATGGTATGCCTGGAGTTACTACTCCGATGTAGGCCATGCCTAAACTTAAAAATCCTAAAATGTTCCAAAATAATTTTTTCATGTTATTTGTCCGCTAAATCAACAAGTCCTTGAGCATAGGTCTTATCGTTGAGGAAAGTAAGAACCTGTTTCCTATTTCCTGCTTTGTTAAAACTAATATGTATCCACGGTAAGCCAGTTCCTGTGGTCTTATATTCTAATAATAATTGATCGTAAGGAACTAAATCTTTGATTACCTGTGCTATCTTAAAATATTCTGATTTCGTAACACCTCTGAACTGTATGTCTGCGGCCATGCCTTTTGGATGTTGACTGTTTGGATTGCCGCTGGGTTTCCTCCAGGTATTAGTGATAAATGCGTTCGAATATTTGTTATATATTGGTTCTAGGCAGTTGATGCATAGTAATTTTAAATTACAAACTATCTCTTCTCTAGATAAACTACCACCCGGCGGTTCTAAAGGATTATCAAAAGCCACATTCGGTTTTCGTGTTAGTTTACCTACAGTAAATCGTGGACTTAATTGTATTTTTTCTATTTTATCTAACGTAGCTGCCGCAGTTACTTCTGCTTCAACACCGCCACAATCCGCTGTTGGAGTTCCGGTGAATTTGCTAGGTTCTGTATTTTTATTACCTGTTGGTGCTGGATCCGGAACTGCCTTTTCTCTATCGGATCTAGGAACAGATGCGAAAGCAGTGGCGCCCGAACCTGGATCGTGAACGTCTTCTTCGTCGGCCTCAACTACTAATCTAATACTCGGGATATCTTGGTCAATATCGTCGCCAACAAACACATCTCCGCTTCCACCGATACGAACAGCACCGTCCGAATCCGGATTATCTGTATAGTTGATAGGCTTTCCGTGCGCCGAGACTGTGCCGCTACCGGACGATGTTGTAGTTGTAGATCTGGGATATCTAACTAAACTTGTATCAACGCTGGCTAATCTACCGTTGGCAAACACTGTAGAGTTTCCATCTGCATTTGAGATGTTACCTCCTCTATTATTTGCATCGCCAATGCGTTGTATCGGCTTAGTCATGTTAGGCCAATGCTATACCTGTAGTTGACTGAATAAATTGATCAGCAAACCCTTTATCAGTAGCTTCGCATACAGTCACCGTTGTCTTTGACAGTTTAATATCTTTTTCTGGGCTCACTGTAAACAGATACGGCATTAGCCCCGGACCTTTTTGTCCCATGCCGATAACCATTGGTCTATTTAATTTATAATATGTTGCAGTTTCTTCAGCTAATTTCGCAACTATCTCTTCGCCGCTAGTTAGTTTAAGTGTGACAACTTCACCTACTGATACACCTTTATCAATTAACATTTCTTTCCTCTTCAAAATACTTTTTAAGTTCTGTAAAGCCGCCGATCAATTTACCATCTAAAAATATCTGCGGCACTGTTCTTGCTGTTGGAACTGCTTCCAATAGATCTTCTTTGGTAAATCCGTCACCGACTTTCTTTTCTTCAAATTGAATTCCTTTTTGAGTCAAGAGTGCTTTTGCTTGATCGCAAAAAGGGCAATGATACTTACTCCAAACAATAGCTTTCATTTTATTCCTTTTTAACCTGTGAATACGACAGCGCCGTTTTTATCTGTAACCCTAACCATCAGCATACCTTTGTTTTTGTAACTCAATGCTGCTGCCATGGCAGATTCTTCATTACCATAGTGTCCAATGGTAGTCCAAGATTCGTAGGGCGAGTGTCGTTTGAATTGTGCTTTAAACATAATCTTTATTATATAGCCGGTAACTCGTCATAGTCAAGATTATCACTCATCACACCAATAACGTAATTGGTAGATTCATTTTCTTGAAGTGCAGTTTGTTTTTTATGTGTATCGCTGTGCTTGTTGAACCAAGGAATCGGAGTCGTTTTTGGAGCAGGATGTCCGTATTTAATTCCGATGTCTTTTAGAGCAGTAGCGGCTGTATAGTCTACAAAATCTTTTAAAATATTTGAATTCAGACCAATCACTGTTCCTTTCTTGAACAGATAGTCAGCCCATTCTTTTTCTTCACGGATCACATCCATATACATTTGATATACTTCTGCTTCACATTCTTCTTTGGCTTTGGCGAATCTAGGATCTTCCTTTACCACTTGATTAATAATCCAAGCAGTCCAACCTTTGTGTAGAAGTTCGTCTTGTAAAATCAAGCTAATGATGTTGCCGTTGCCAATAAAAATCTTGTTCTCTACCATTGCTAAGGATGTAGCGAACGATACCATGAAGCGGAATGCTTCTAGACCATAACTGGCATTTAGTGCTAACCAGATAGCTTTGATATGCTCTTGTTCAGCAAACTTCTCACCTAGTTCTTTACGACAATTAATCATATGTAATCGTTCATATTGAATACCGATACTAGATGCCATTTCTACGATTTCTTTAGTCTCGTGAATTGTATTGAATACTTCTTTAGGCACGTTGTAGATGTTACGAATGATGTGACTGTATGAACGACTATGAATGTTTGTTTCAAAGAATGTCCAGTTATTAACTAGTGCTTCAAGTTCAGGAAGGCTTACCACAGGCATGAATACCTGTGCAGGAGCTCGTCCTTGTAAACTGTCTAATGCTGTTTGACGCAAAAGATTACTGGTAAAGATATGCTTAACTGCATCGCTGGCATCTTTAAAATCTTGTGCATCTTTGGTCAGACTGATTTCTTCCGGAACCCAAAAGAAACCACGTGCTGTTGTTTCGAAACTGGCTAACTTGTTATATTTTACTTCTTCGAATCGTTGAATAGTTACAGGACCGGCTGGGTCCAAAAACATTTTTCGACTTAGATAATCTGTGCTGTGTTTTAAATTGTATTGTGCTAAACTCATAATTTACATGCCTCGCAATCTTCTTCTATACTTGTTTCAATTTCTCTCTCATGGAATCCGTTGTAATGAACTTCGGGGGTAGCTTCTTCGTGTTTGGCTCCTGCTTTATTAATCAAGCTGTAATAGAAAGTTTTGATACCCCACATCTGAGCCTGCATCAAATTCTTAGCGATCAATGTAGTTGGAACTTTCCTTGAAGGGAAATGTGCAGGATTGTAAAAAGTATTTGTAGAAATACTTTGATCAACATATGCCGCTAATACTGCTGCGGTTTTTAAGTAACCCTGACAATCTCTTTGATCCCACATTAATTGATATTTGTTTTTTAATCTATTGTATTCTGGAACTACCTGCGTGAATGATCCTGCTTTTGATTCTTTTGTAGAAATCAAACTCATAGGCATTTCAATACCGTTGGTCGAATTGATCACAACACTAGAACTTTCTACTGGAGCGATTGCCATTAAGGTGGCATTTCGAACTCCATGTTCTTTCATTTCTTTCCTAAGAGATTCCCAATCAAGTTCAGGAGTGAAGTCTGTAAGGTCGTTAACTCCGTTGGCTCTGAGCTCCCAGGGGAAGATTCCTTGACCGTATCTGGTTTTGTCTGAGTCTTTACACTTGCCTCTCTCCTTGGCAAGTTCAACTGTGGCTTCGGTAAGATAGTAGGCCTGATGTTCCATCCAACTTTTAACTTCCGATAGTGCATCTTTGTCGCCATATTTTATTCCTCTCTTAGCATGCCAGTAGGCTAGGTTAGTAACACCGATACCTAACGGCTGAATCTCATCGTTACTGAGTTTACTCTGTATCGACAAGAAGTCTTGGTAGTCAAGGATGTTACACAGGCTACGCTGTAGAATCCTACAGGCTCTACGCATATCCTCTGGGTTCCGGAACGCACCCCAGTTGATAGATCCCAGTGTGCATAACGCTATGCGACCAGCATCGTCATCAAGTCGTTTAAACGGACGTGTGGGCAATAGAATCTCACAGCACAGGTTACTCTGATATATCGTATGATATTCAGGATCAAATGGTCCTTGATTCATTACATTATCAATAAAGACCAAATAGATACGACCCGTATCTGTGCGTTCTTTCAGTATACCACCCTTGAAAACTTCTTCTGCGCTCATAACCTTTTTGCGTAGGTCTTTGCGCTTTTCATATTTTACATATAGATCTTCGAATAAGTCTGTGTCTTTATAGAAGGCTTCGTAAAGATCAGGAACTTCGTTAGGATCAAAGAACGTAATATGTTCCTTATTTTTAAACCTACGCCAAAAGAACGCTGATAAGACAACTCCGTAGTCCATGTGTCTAACGCGAGTTTCTTCAGTTCCCTGATTGTTTTTAAGAACAATGAGGTCGTCAAACTGATGATGCCAAATAGGATAAAAGACTGTAGCACTAGCGTTTCTAATGCCACCTTGTGAGCAAGAACGTAAATCACCGAACCACTTCTTTAAAAAAGGAATCATGCCAGTATGCATGATTTCGCCGCCACGTATAGGACTGCCTAATGATCGTAGACGACCAATTTCTAAACCAATGCCTGCACGTTTGCTGGCATACTTGGCCATCATCTCTCCAGAAGCAAATATGCTATCCAGATCGTCGTCACTGCGGATAAGAACACAACTAGAAAACTGTTTAGTAGGAGTGCCGAGCCCAGCCAAGACAGGTGTAGCAAGAGTAAACAAGCCATCGGATGCCGCTGTATAATATTCTTTAATGTAACGCATTCTTGCACTATTCGGCTCTTCTTTATGGAAGACAGTCGCGGCAGCAACCATGTAACGAATTTGTGGTGTTTCATAGATCTCCTTAGTAGCTCGGTTACGCACGAGATACTTTTCGATCAATTGTTCGATAGCTGCGTAACTGTATTCCTCGTCTTTAGAATGATCTAACATGTCATTCATTTTATTCCAGTCATCTTCCGAATACCATTCAAGCAACTCTGGTGTATACAATCCGACCTCAACATTTTTCTTTACAATTTCATAAAGGTGGGGAGGCTCGTATTGACCATATACATCCTTACGTAGCATAGACAAACGTTGCTTACCTGCTACATATTGATAATTGGTATGACCTACATCTGGATTTG